GATAATTATAAAGAAGGTAGATTATGTAAGTTTGTGTATAATGCTAAACTTAAAGACGAGGTTCGGCCCGAAACTTATATAGTTAAAGGCAAAACTCGAGTTTTTTTTGTGAGTCCTTTAGATTCATTAATAATAGCACGTATGTTTCTCATGCCGCTCTATACTCAAATGATAACTGAGCATGATTTGTTTTGTACAGCTATCGGAGTTGACATGATGCGATCTGGTCATTTGATTAGGAAAAAATTGACAGATTTCAGTGAGAATATCTTAGAAGGTGATTACGGTGGTTATGATCAACGCATGCCCCCTGCCATTGGAGATGCTGTTGCGCGTGTTATTTGTAATGTTCTAAAGTTTTTTGGATACAATGATATATCAATGATTTATACTCAAGGTATCTTAAGCGATAGCTTGTTTCCTTTTGTTCAAATTCTTAATGATATTTTTTGTATACCCGGTTTACAACCCTCTGGGAAGTTTGCTACAGCGGAGGACAATTCTCTACGGGGTTTAGTACTGCTTATGTATGCATGGTATAAAGGAGGATTTTATAAGAAATACGGAAATTTTTTTGATTTTGTGAAAGTCATCACGTATGGTGACGACATTTTGGCTGCAATAAAAGTTCTGGATTTCAATGGTATATTCTATTCCAAATTTTGTTATGAACATTTCGGTATGGATTTTACAGATTCAAATAAGATGCCTGTGAATGTTCCGTTTATACATCCGAATTCTATGAGTTTCCTTAAAAGATATTTTACTAATCATGGTGATGATTATTTCGAGGGAAAATTCGTGGCCCATTTAACACATGAGACGTTTATAAAATCCTTGTCTTGGACAATGCCATCGTCACATGTTACCGAATCGCAACAAATTAAAGCGAATTGTGTTTCTATGATTTGGGAGTTTGCGCTTTTCAAACCCCAGGATCATGGAAAATTCCGAGCATTTTTAATAAGTGCCGTTGGCGAAAAATACGACATTAGTAGAAG